GTTGGAGATCGTCGCCCCTTCGGTGGCGAACCCGGAGTACAGCTTGTTGGCCGAGGCGACGTAGATGACGTCGGAGCCGTCGGACAGCTGGGTGAGGGTGGCGCGCCGCGGGTCCCAGGTGGTGGCGGTCGGGTCGACGATGTCTGGTCCGTTCCAACGGTCCCAGCCGCGGCGGGTGAAGATGCCGCCGAGCGGGTCGATCGAGATGTTGTGCATCTCGGGGGATTCGTTCGGCTGGAGCTGGAAAGTGTTCTCGCGTAGGTTGAGGCCGCCGGAAAAGTCGACCATGTTGATCGGGTCCAACCTATTAACCATCAGGTCGGCAGGTTCCACTGCACCGGCTGGTAGCCGGGGACGTACGGCATCCCACCGTTGAGGATCAGCGGCCGATGGTGGCGGGGAGCGCAGATGGCGTTGTGGACGGCGAGGTACGACTGCTGCCACCGCTTCATGTAGACGTCCTCCAGCACTTCGTCTTCCTGCTGGGCGTAGGCGAGACCGATGGCATAGTGCACGAGCAACTGATGCAGCCGGATGTCGGCGTCGACTTCGGCGCTGGCCCCGTCGGCGATCCAGTCGTGTTCGAGGCGGTAGCCGCGCAGCGTGAAGCTGCGCGGGTCGCCCGCATAGTGCGGCCACAGCGTGATCTGGCTGCCCCAGATCGTGTAGTAGATCGGCTGGGTGGCGGCCGACTGGTTGACGAAGTTGTCTTCGGCGAGTTCGGGTGCGATCTGCATCAGGCGGATGCCGGTGACCCCGTCGATGAGGGTGACGATCTGCTGCACGTTGCAGTCGGAGGGCAGGTCGATGAACGTGTCGCCGATCGAGGCGACGGGCCACGACGCCTCGAAGAACGGCCAGCGGTTCTCCATGGCGATGGTCCGCGAGTAGCCCTCCTGGAGGTATCCGTCGAGCAGCTGGTTGGGCAGCTCTTCGTCATCCATGTCCAGCTGGGTGCGGATCGCGTCACGGAGCTGCTGGAGGTTCACCCTGATCCTTCGGCGTGTGGAACACGCACCACTGCGTGCCCTTGATCGGGTAAGCGTTGCACGTCTTGTTCTTGCCGTAGCAGCCGGTGCGCTCCGGCGGAACGTAGGGGGCGGTGGACCACAGGGCGGCACTGCTGCCGACGAGGGCGTCGGCGGTCGTCGACCCGAGCAGGTCACCGACGATCTGGTTGGCGGTGACGTGGGCGGCGTCAGCGTTCTGGGTCACCCCGTACGGGGAGATGTCGGACATGGTCCTCCTCGGTGGTCCCGGGGGGCAGCGACGGCGGAGACGCCACCCCCCGGGAATCGGTCACGGAGCGGCGGTGATGCCGGTCAGCTTGAAGCACCGCCGACGGTTACGGATCGTCGTGTTCCCGTAGGTGGTGATGAAGCTGTAGCGGGCGTCGACGCTGGACCCGAGGCCACTGGTGGCGTGAGCCGAGGCGATGTTCTCGGACAGTCCCTTGGAGAACGGGGTCTGGGCGAAGTTGCGCTGGCTGTGGATGACGAGGCCGACGTACTTCGAGTTGATCCCGTACATGAACCCGGCCGGGCAGTCGAAGTCCCAGTAGACGGGCGTCTGCTTGAACAGCAGGTTCATGAACCCGAGGTTCGCCGTCTTCGTGTCGGTGTAGCGCACCTGCGGGGTGAGCGTCGACTCGTAGAACTCGTACACGCCCTGCCCGGTGAAGATGGCGTCGACCCGGTCGGAGCCTGAGTCGGACGACGTGTGGTACGCCGCCGACATCGCCTTCTCCAGCCCGGTGGCGTCGACTGCGCCGACGACCGTCTCGGTCGACTTCCACCAGCCGTTGCCTGCCGTCGCCGGGTCGATGCCGCCGACGGGGGTGGTGTTGTCGATGAGGGCGTCGAGGGACAGGAAATCCTTCGTCGGGTCGGGGGCGGACTGGGTGCCGTACAGCTGCCTGGAGAGGCGGTTGCGCAGCGTCTCCTCGGCCTGCATCACCTTCGCTTCGAGCAGGTTGATGGCGGCTTCCTTGCCGTTGTTCTGCGCCTCTTCGAGTCCGGAGATGGCGATCGTGGCGTACAGCTGACGCCACGGGAACTGGGCCGCCGAGATGCCGGCCTGCGGGGTGATGGTGAGCTGCTGCCACTCGGAGTAGCTGCCCGCTTCACCTTCGGCGTAGATCAACGGTTCGACGATGGACACGCCGCCGTTGACGGTGCGGACGCGGCCCTTGGAGTTGAGGTAGTTGAGCAGCGGACGACCGTTGAAGATGTTGTCGGTCAACGTCTTGCGGTAGTTGTGCATCGTGGTCGAGAGCATCTGATCCCAGTTGACCGGGATGTGCGTGGGGTTGCCAGCCATGGCTTGCCGTCCTTAGGTGGTGGTGCGGCCTACGCGTAGCCGAGTTCTCGCTCGGCTGCCTCGTACGCCTCGATGAGGGACATTCGCCCATCAGAGGGTCCGGGCGGTTGTCCACCGGCACCGTTGGCCGATGATCCGTTCCCGATCAGCTGGTTCGCCACCACCTTGTTGTTCCCGCGCTGCGCTTCTTGCGCCTGGCGTCGGGCCGCCGCCTGGGCCTGTGCCGATTGGGCACGGTCGAAGGCGAGGTTCTTGTAGATCATCTCGAACGACTCTGGTCCCATCCGGGATTGCAGTGCCGTGCTGACGACCTCTCTGACGGTGGAATCGTCCAGTCCATACCTCTGCTGGAGACCACCGATCGCGGCCCGGAGCGTCTCATCCGCCTGACGTTGAGCCTGTTGGCCCATCATCCGTTCGATCATCTGCTGCTGCTGATTCAGCCGGGCTTCGATCGGGTCTGTGTACGGCGAAGCCGCGTAGCCATCGTCATAGGACGGCTGCTCCCGCCCGATGTCGGGCGGTGGCGATTGCTCGAAGTTGACGCCGTACTGGCGGCTGAGGATGCGAAGCGTTTCTGCTGGCTCTGCTTGCAGTGCTCGCTGAACTGCGAGTGCGTACTCGGCCTGCTGTCGCTGCTGCGCCAGCTCTTGGGTTTTGCGGGTGTAGTCAGCCTGTCGGCTGTACCCGGACAGCGCCTCGCGGAGCGGTACTTCCAGTTCGTCACCATCGACGCGGACTTTGACGTAGCGGTCGGCTACGTCGTCGTCTACCTCTAGATAACTGCGGTACTCCGGTTCGGGCTGCTGATCGGTGGGTTGTCCGTCCGGGACTTGTCCGCCAAGGGCGGGGTCCTCTGTCGACGAACTAGGTTCCCCTTCTGACTCGAAGGGGTTGTAGTCCGGCACTATGAGTCCTCTCGGGTTGCTCGATGCCTGGTCGCGCTCATTGAAGCACGTTTCCTACGATCCGGCGAGCATCTGCTCCAACATCGCCGGGTCGATCTGTTGTCCGCCGGGCATCATCTGGCCGACAGGGGGGCCTTGGGCGGCGTCCATCTGCTGGGGCATCGGGTTGCCCTGCATCTGGCTGGGGTCCATCGGCGGCTGCATCTGGCCCTGGTCGGGGGGCATCTGTTCCTGCCCCGGCGGCAGCTGACCCTGGGCGTTGGGGTCCATCTGCTGCTGCTGTTGCTGCTGGTCGACGGGGCCGTTGAGCAGGCTGGAGGTGTCCTTGATCCCGAAGCCGTACTGGAGGACGTAGCGGGCCAACCCGGCCGGGTTGATGACGCCGATCGAGATGAACGGAGCCATCGAGTCAACGAGCTGGAGGGCGGACTGGCGGCGGTACGCCTCGTTGCGCGGTTCGGTCGAGCCACCTTCGACCTCGAAGTCGAACTCGCCCTGGAGGTAGTCGGCGTCGTAGTTGACCCAGGCCCGTCCGGCGACGGAGGTGAGGCGGGCGACGTGGTCCCCGGTGAGGAACTGCTGCATCAGCTGCACGATGCGTTCACCGCAGTCGGCGAGGAACGATTCGACTTTCGCCAACTTGTCGCGGCTGCGGGAGTTGGCGGCGTCCTGGATCATCGCCGCCTCGGTGGCGGTGCGGCGGATGGCGGACTCGGGCTGGCCGCGCTGGTAGTCGCTGACGCCGCTGACGGTGTTGATGTCCTCTTCGATCATCTGGGACTGGTTGTAGAAGTCGGGCGGCGTGCCGATCGAGGGCAGCGGGGCGATGAAGTTCGCCGGGTTCACGTCACCCATGATCGGGATCATCGTGTTGTCGACGTCGGATTCGAGGGCGCGCACCCCGTCTTCGTCGAACATGTCGCGGGCGTAAATCCACTTGCGGGCGAACCGCTTGCGGTGGTTCAGCATCTGGTTGCGCGTCTCGTTGAGTTCGAGCTGGAGCGACTCGATCGACTCCAGTTCACCCATCGGGTAGAAGTTGTCGGGCACCTCGTAGTTGCGCAGCATCACGAACGGGTGGAGGAACGGGTACGGCACCTTCTGCGGCTTGATGAGGAACATCCCGTTGCGGCTCGACGGCTCGGCCGAGGAGTCGTTGTTGCCGGATGAGGCGAACGTGCACACGCAGCGCCGCTTCAGGTCGTAGAACTCGATGATCTCGCAGTAGGAGATGGCCCCCTTGTCGGGGGCGTCGGTGCCGCTGCGTCCGTCGGAGTCGTCGTTGGAATCCCACCGTGACCAGCTCGACGCGCTGACCGCTTTGCGTGCCTTCGGGTCGTAG